TCGCCCCCAATTTCCGCAAAATCCGTCGGATCTGGAGTACTTCCTCCTTGCCCCATTGTACTTTGATATTCATCATTCGGCAACCAATCTACATATTGTGAATGTCTCCGTTTATAAACATTTCCTAGGGACACTTCACACAATAATACAATTCCAATGTTATTTTTTCGATCAGTACAGCAATAATTAGCACTTTTTGTCACACTATTCGAAAAATAACTTCCGGATCCAAACATTGACCCCGTTTTGGGTGCATTGTTGTTGATACGCAATCCTTTTGACAAAATGCCCATGAAATTTGCAACCCGACTCCCGTGGAATAATAACATACGATTTCCGTAATTTTTGAATTGTTTTCGTTCTTCTTCCCGATCCACTACTATGATGTCCATCAATTCCAATTTGTAACGATTATGAGTAGGTGCTACTGTGTTTTTCACGTACTTTTCTATCATTTTATATCGATCCGAGTCAGTAGACAATGATAATGCCGACAAATTGGTATTTAATCGATTATAAATCCGGGTAATTGGATGCAACCCATCCGGTGACGCATTTCTCTTCAAAATAGTGTTTGCAACCTCTAAATCGGTAAGAACACTCAACATATCAGCACATTTTTTGACAGTATCATCGTTATCAATTATAGGTGGAACACGACGACCAAACGACGAAGGAATCAATGTGTAAAATTGCGATGTAAGATCTTCATAGTCCAAATGCACACCATAATCGAGACCCTGAGTAATTGATCGAAGCACATTATATGCTAAATTAATCTGCCTTTTACTAATTTTACCGAGCGGCATCTTACGGAGATCGATATTAAATTCACGCATAGTGGTTTTTATGAGGGAAATATTGCTGATAAGGGACAAAAATGACTGGACTTGGGAATCAAGATTACATTCTGGTTCTGGGGGTTTTGTGGCAATGTCGGGGTCAGAGTCCACAGGAACTATATCCTTGGTGACAGTTTCATCGCTATCGCTGTCGTCGCCGTAATCGATTTGGCTCATAAAGTATTTTCCAGACTTTTTCACAAAATTATTAATGTTGCTCCACGAATTTCCTGTCTTTTTCTTGAAAGCAGATTCGAATGCATCGATTGCAGACATTTTCGAACAATATCCAGATTTGTTTACAACGCCATTATTACCAATGCGGCCATATCTGGTGTAAATGATATAATCATCAATATTTGAATCGTGCTCTAATAATTGTATAATGTAAAATTTATTATTATTTGTTTTTACATTTGTTTGATTAAGTGTGGATGAATACGCATTAGAATTTCTGTTGACAAGTACATGATAATCACCAGCAAGGTCATTATTGTCGACAATTATTCCATTTTTAGATAATTTAGGAGTCATTGTGTAGTGCTAATTATTATATGTTTCATTTTAAATATAAAAAAACTTTCCTATACAAAAATAAAATGGAATTAATCATTATTCCACTGATATTTGACATTACTTACGAATAAATGAACGAATCGTGAGATTAATACGTGACTCTTTACATTTTTTTGTTTTCGGAACACAGTGTTGATATTCTTTTTGCATGTCTCCGCCCATAATAACTAAAGTACCATTATCCAGAATAAAATCTGTTGTTTCTTTAGATATTTTATTTTTAATCTTGAATTTTCGAGATGCTCCAAATGTAATACTATAAATAGAAGTACTAGGTACAAGATCTTTTTCATCATCACTATGCCAACCAATATATTCTTCTCCATCATAGTACCAATTCACAAATACTCCATTGTATTCTGCATTTTCTTCCATTTCGTTTACCTTTTCTAGTAATTTAATCATAATAGGATGTGTAAGTTCGCGTGGTTTAATAGTTGTTCCACTAAAAGAATAATATTCATTTTTAAATATCACTTTATTAATTACGGGCACTCAATCCTGATATACCTTTGATGATCCCTCCAAATTCATCAAGTTTATCGCTTTTTATACGTTTGATGGGTCTTGCGTATTTCGTATCGCGATTTATTTGTCTCATTCTGTTGAAATCAATTTCGAAATGTGTGGCTCCAATCAATATTTCGGGAACAGGATCGTCACTTGCATAAGAATCGAGGTCCGAATCATAATCTGAATGTTGAGAAATCATCCATTCATTGTATAAATCTTCTAGTTCTGAATTACTTGATGTGTCATATTTCCACCATCCACCCCGTACACCTCTGTACATCCATTGATACTCACAATCTGACTCTGTGACGTCAATAACGTCACTTAATTTCATATTATTTATTACATCTGCGGAAATAAATGCCCTGCACATGGGACACGAATCCCCATAATCCGATTGTTGATGTCCTTTTATACAAAGAAAGCAAAATATATGATTACAGGGAAGTTTTACAGAATTAATAGGTTGATCACTAAGACAAATACTACACTGCATGTTTGAGTGGTCACTGTCGACCATTATTATGGTCACCAACTTTATTCACTTCATCACTGGGTGCATCACTGGGCGCAGTGAATCACGCTAGCGAATGTTCACGTTTGCTTCGCCTGCGGCTTCGCGTGCAGCGAACATCGCTACTGTTATTTATTGTGTCCATAAAAATAAATAGTAAATAATCAATTTTAATTCCCTGTATTGTGTTTTGTTGAATACACCATGAGTTACAGTTATTGGATGTGATGAAGCGAAGCCGATAAGAAGGACCTTTAGGTCCTTCTTCTGAGTAAAACAGCATACGCTGTTTTACGAAAGGCGCAGCGTATCACATCCATTAAGCGTGATACACGGCGCATACGTGTGATAAAGTGAAAAATCGGGAAGCTCCCACACCATTTCCAGTTTTACGAAACATGTCTCTCGAGATCTCCAATACTCCGATTCACAACACTGAAGGCCATGCTTGGGTCAAAATCTCTGTTGATGGGAAAACTGGACTTCCTCAATGGGTTGGTATCGATGGTTCTGATGATAAGATTGTTGTTGACGAAAAATATGAAATGAAACCCGTCGACTGGAATTCCGAAGATTTTCATTACACGGCTCGACAAATTGGTTCGGAATCTGATTCTGATACGTCCATCGAGGTTCGTTTTTACAAACAAACCGAAAATGTCGTGGAAACTGACATTGACACAATTAATAGCATCGCAATGATTCATTTTTATTATCATTTGTGTTATGAATTATGTGCAACACATTGTCTCAAAGGATCTAATTGGATGAATGTCATTAATTGCTTTGAAAAGGTGAAACCGGCAGGTATGGACCCCGAACAATTTGAAAAAATCATCGACAACGTCAAAACAATGATGATTGATGACGACCTCGCTTCCGATGACGAAAATGAATCCGAAGCGATCATTGATACTTCAAAGGCCGAAGAGCCTGAATTAACCATTGATACCCCTGAGGTCGAGACATCCAAGTTTTCATTTGTTGACATTGAGAATTGGTTTTCGTCGATTAAGGAAGGTGGACTTTCTGTTGGTGTACTTCGCAAAAAGGCCACAGACTTTGGATTTGAAGGAATTAATTCAAAAACAAAGAAATCTGATATCAGGAAGATTTTTGCTTCGCATGTTCAAAGTATTCAAGCCAAGGGAGGGAAAATCACGAATTGTGCTTCTATTATTTCTAATTTTCCTGGACCGACTAATACGAATGACAGCAATGTATCAGTTGCCACCACCGCCACATCAACAACACTTCCGGTTATTCCTTCTGCATCCCAAATTGCTACGTGGTTTGGAAAAATAAAAAATGGAGGATTTGGAATTAAGATTCTTCGTGAACGTGCAACTCATTATGGTATCGAATTTCCTGCGAAATGTACACGTTCAGCGCTTGAACGTATTTTCAATGAAAAATTCGTGAAAAAGTCACAGATTGGCGGCGATACTTCTGTGTTACATTTGAATGAAGATTTTTCAATGGATAATTTGAAGAAATGGTCGAAACCACCTCAGAGTGGCGGTCGTAACAAGCAATGGATCAAGCAAAAAGTGGCAGAAAAGTGCAATTGTACAATTAACTCATTGTCTGAAAAATCGCGACCCGAATTGCTCCAAATGTTGACAATCGCCATTATGAAAGAGAATGGTGACGATTTCTTTGATGACGATACTGATGGCAACGCTAGTGATACTTCTACCAATTCCGAAAAATTACCTGTTACAATCCGGAAACATCCCAAACTCGGGGTTTATTACATTGTTGGTAGCAAATGGAAATTGGTGATTCGATCGGTTGAAGACCGTACAATTGTGGGGCGCATTGAAAAGGAAGAATTGGTGCAGGATATCGCTGATGTCCATCGCGCAGAAGCAGATCTATATGGATTGAAAATTGATCCTACTCTTCTTGTCAAGTATGTTGTCTGTAAACAACAATTGACGGAATCCGACTTTGACTACCAACCAAAAATGGTTTCTGTGAAATTTGGCAAAATGAATGGCGATGACGGCATCAAATGGAATGATGTCACCCAAGAAATTGCAACTTGGACCGAAAACGGCCTAACATTCGAAAGTACAGGATTGGATACAGTGTTTACGGCTACCAAGGACGATTTTTCACTGAAAACACAAAAGTTTTACTACAAAAACGAAGATACCGTTGTCACAGTTATGAAAAAGAAGGGACACAAACTACTAGATGATGTCACTGCAAATAAATGAACACCCCATATACACAAAAATACCCGATAAAAGTGAACATATACACAGCGACATTCTTTACTTCCAATTCTTCCCAATGCAGAGAGCTATTAAATCATTATTTATAAACAAACTTCGCTTCCCATATACCCAAATCCGTTCAAAATTCTGCTTTGCGTGTAATTCAGAAACACTCGATGAAGCATATGTGAAATGTGGATATTACATAGAATTATATAACCGAGAACTCCCACCAGGTCATTCTACCATGGTTGATTATACACGAACTTATGAAGAAATTAATATTTGTACAATGAAAGAAGTATCAGAATCTTTAACAAAATAAAAAATAAAAATATTTAATATATATATATGGCTAATTCTATGTACTTCAAAAATAATATATTATGACATAAAAATATATCATTTCATTTGTAAACTAGTACTATTTAATTTGGGACTAGCCATATATATATATTGTAGCAATCATTCTTATTGATACATATTTTCGTACGTCCAGATTTAATATAGTTTATTAACGTGACTATATTAAATTTTGTAGTATCAATTGCAACGACCGAAAAATATTTATAAAACGGCACAGCCGTTTATTCAGGAACATCAAGGTTCATGTTTCATATCAATTACAATGATCGTTGCTATAAAGTGAAAAATGCGGAAGATTACACACCATTTGCAATTTAACCTAATGCCAACAGAATTTCGTCCAAAGGGTGGTGTATGAATGTTTTGAGGACTTTATGCGTGTGAATTTAAAGTATTTTTTGAATAATCAGCTTGAATATATTAGGGAACGGATTTGTAACGAGGTTTATGAATGGTTTCCGCCGATAGACAAGTATTGTGATGAATTCGAGAGTTCTCATATTGATGATAATGGGAATGAAGTGTTCGTATGTAATGTAAATGGAGAACAGTTTGGAACTTGCTGTCCAGAGTGTGGGTCACCATATTGTAGTGAATTGTCTATGGCAGAGGCGATTCTACAAGATGGTAAGGTAATTATTAGTGTGTACAATCAGAATTATGCATGCGGAATAGGAGATATGAATACTCGCGAATATCATGGCGATATAATATTGGAGTTTGGTGCGCAACATTAAAATTCTTGTGGATATTGATGCTATAATATAATGAACATAGTGGACTTTATACCAAAGTATCCAGATATTAATGATCCGGATTTTAATGACAAAATATATAAAAAGCGAGAATTTTTAGAACTGAGAGCCACTGATGATATTAATAAGTTTTCGACCCCTGGTGAATATTGGAAGCATCAAAAAATACTTCAACGGTTCATGTCCCCGCATACAATGTACAATCGACTTTTAGTAGTTCATGCAATGGGTCGCGGCAAAACATGCGGTTCTATCGCAATCACAGAAGCTCATAAACACGATAAATTCACAGACAAGCCATTTCTTATCATTGTACCCAATAGCGGCCTCGCAAAACAATGGAAGGATCAAATTCTCTATAAATGCACCCCTGCATCCGAGTTTGTTGTCGAAGAAAATGACTCTGATATAAAAATCAACAAAATGCTGAAGTGTGTCTATGATATAAAAACCCTTGACGCATTTAGAAATGAAATTGACAAAATGAACGATAAAGCAATCTCCGAAAAGTATTCATCCACCATAATTATTGTTGATGAAGCTCATAAATTACGACAAGATCTTGAAAACGATAAAACAGTCGGTAGGTATAATTCATATAAACGGTTTTTCCAAAATATCGGTGAATATTCAAAATTAGTATTATTGACAGCGACACCTATGTACAATTCTGTAATGGAATTGCCCGGATTGTTTAATTTGATGTTATCGGCAGACAATCAATTGCCCACAAAAACATCTTTTGTAAAAGAATATATGACAGTCGGGGGGTCTGATTCCAATTCCGACGTTGCGACCATTAATATCGACAAATTGGCCCAAAAAACCCGCACTATTGCCGTATCATATATCCGTGAAGGTGGAGATTTCCCAGCAAAAGTTTACAATGGATCAGTATCCGATGGTCGAAGATTCTTAAAAACTGTCGATTTAGAGGTTTCAGACCTCCAGGAATCTCAAATGAAGCTAGCATATGCCAATGACAAGAATAATGCAAACAGTTTATGGGGTGGATCGCGCCAAGCCAGTAATTTTGTGTTTCCGGATCCAGATATTGAACCTCGTGATCTCTTTAAACATCTCGTCGATTCTCGGGAAATTTTACCTAAAAAAATCGGCAAATCTGGCAATCTTATAAGAAGCAAACACGCTACATACACATCATATTCGATAAAATCAGCATTTAAATTACAAATACGAGATAATATATCGAAATATTCGACCAAATATGATTATATTGTAAAAATGTTGCGAGAACACCCAGATCGTCCGGTTCTTATATTCAATCCGATTGTAAGTGGGGTCGGTGGGGCTATTTTTGTGGGTTTGGTGCTGGAATTATTTGGGTATTCGAAACTTCGGGGGTCTGCGACCACAAAAGGTCTTCGTTATTCGATAATAACAGGTGAAAATTTGGGTGTAAACCGCAAAAAGGTCATAGAGACATTTAATTCGGCCGAAAATCGCGATGGAAGTATTTTACAAGTACTTATTATTTCGATGACGGCGGCAGAAGGTGTTAATTTATACAATGTAAAAGATGAAATTGTTGTAACTCCATATTGGAATACTTCTGGAAATGAACAAGCATTAGGTAGAGGATTACGCCCAGATTCCTTAAAACATGAATCAGGGAGCGATCGGACTGTTTATATTCATCAATTGGCGGCAATTGGAGACAGCGACGACGACACCGACGGCACTTTTAGCATTGATCTAAATGTTTACAAAAATGCCGAAAATAAGGACGTTGAGATTGCTCAAGGATTGCGATTTTTGAAAACCAAATCAATGGATTGTGCACTTAATTATAATGCAAACGTTGGAGGCAACGAGGATTATTCGAGAGAATGTGATTACGACAAATGTGAATACAAATGTATGGGTGTAAAGGGTGAACCTCCCTATGATCCGGCCGATATAAAAGGAGAAATTGACAATAGTACATTTTTATTGTATTATTCGGATCATTTAGTGAATGATATTGTTGATGACCTTCGAGAAAAATTGGCCCAATATGAATATATTGATATTGCACATTATATGAAACATCAAGAATATCCAATGCTTGTAATAACGGCTATTGAGAAAATGAAGAACCGCCCCGCAAAGAATTCATTGAATCAATCGTGTTACGTTGGATATGATGGGAATTTGTTGTTTTTGACATTTAATAGAGATAATGGTGGTAACGATGGAAGCTTTTTTGATTCTTGGTACCCACATCATCCGTATATAAATTTCGAGACAGATTTAGAAACAGTTGTACGCGATGACATTATTGCGAAAAATATAAATATGGTAGCTGATGTTTGTTCGACAAAAAAAGTATCAAACATGGACATTGAATCCCGTATTATTGCATTCGAGACATTTGCTAACAAGTCAGAAGACACTGCAAAGATTTTTGGAGGATCTCATTATCATACAACGACGAATCCATTGAAATGCATCGTTCATCACCTCAATTTGTTGAAATATGCGGAAAATACTCTAGATTATTATGATTTTGAAAGGGAATTGGGTGTAAAGAATGCAAGATGCTGGAATTCTGTGGATAACAAGTGGTATGATTGTAAAGTAGATGCTGTGGAGCCTATATCCTCTGGCGGTGATGGTGGTGACAGTAATGGTAATGTAAAACCAGCCCCGAAACCTAAAAGTCAAGCAGCTGCAGGATCTGCCGTTGCAAGTATTGTTGATCCCGGTTTTGACATCTATGGAATTGTAACAGCTAATGGTGAATTCAAAATTGTCGACAAAACCATAGAAAAAGATAAAGCAAAAAGCGGAGACAAACGAGGAAAAGCAAAGGGTGGTGCATGTAAAAATTTCGGTGTCAAAAAATTAACAGACGTATATGATAAATTAAACCTGAAATATTCGACAAAAGAAGAATTAATGAGCCATTTGAGTGAAAATGACGATTATAGAAAAACACTGGACGAAACAATCAAGATTAACAAAGCTGAGTTATGTCGCGTATTAATGGGATGGTTTAAAAAAGAAGGAAGATTGGTCACAATGACATAAATATGTATAATATATAATGTCTGTCACATATAAATATGCAATGGACATAGTAACCGAAAAATCAATACAACTGTCTAAATCTGTCAGCAAATTAAATAATATTTTTGAAGAATTAATAGAAGCTACATCTAAGAGAATTGCCGATAAAAATACGAAATCACAAAGTATAAATCCTACTATTCTTATAAATGATGGTGATAGCACGGATATTTATAGCAATCATTATGTAAAATCACCCGTATATTCTGAAAATACGCTTATACATAGAATATAACAGATAAATTCAATTATTTGTAAATATGATAATTGCATTTTAATAAATTAACATTCAATTATAGGAATGGTTTTTTAAAATAAAATTAGTTGGAACTAAAATATAGGGTGGATTGGTGTTTAAAAAATAATATTATGTTGGTGAATTATAATATGCACACATACAGACAGTTTGTGAAAAAATATTTCAAAGAACACAAGGGTGCAAAGCTTGCCGATGTTGCCAAAGCATGGAACGCTAGCCCTGCCGGTAAGACTACTCGCGGTCGTTCTCGCTCTGCTTCCCGCAAAGCCAAAAAGGCCCGTGGTCGTTCTCGCTCTGCTTCCCGCAAAGCCAAAAAGGCCCGTGGTCGTTCTCGCTCTGCTTCCCGCAAAGCCAAAAAGGCCCGTGGTCGTTCCCGCTCTG